TCTGAAAATTTGTAGAAACAATATTTATTGTTGATTCTTCATCGGGGAAGTCTATATACGCGCCGCTAATTGCGCTTATCACTACAGCGTGATTACTTGTACCATAATACTCAAACCCAGCAGCTTTGACTCCATTCTCATATAACTGCACAGTAGCACTGTTTCCAATACCAGCATCAGCCCTAAATGTTGCTTCTACAGCAGAATCTATCAGTTGCATACCAGTAAAAGTATTAGCCCCAACAGTGGCAACAGCTACACCATTAGCTTGAACTACCGTACCTGCAATATTCACCCCAAATTGAGTTAAGCTCACTGAGGAGCCAGACGTACTAACAGTTACAGAATCAATATTATTAAGGTTTCTTTCTACAGTGAAATATGATGTTGCTGCATTAAGGGCATCGTTTACGACTTGAAAAGAAAGAGCCTCTCCATTAACCATTGTTCTCCACAAAGTGTTATTTGGAGTAACCCCAGTCTCTTTATAATAAATTGTCGGCGATGTGCTTTCTAACGTCTGAGGAGAAGTAAAAGTATTATCCCCAAGCGTTGCAATTCCTTGACCACTCTTTGTTATTGCTCCAGTGAAGTCTATATCCATTGCAAGCGCCGCCGCTGATAACCAAACCCTGTTATCCTTGGCCGTTACCTGCGACTGACTCGCTGTCATGTTTTGCAGAACGCTTTTTAACAGTCTAAACTGGTCATCCCCCTCTTGTTTCTTATCGGTCGATAATGGCCAAAGCGGGTTCAGGTCTTCTACGTATTGTGCTGTTTCTAGTCCCATGTTAATTACCCACTATTGGTGATGATCCGATTCGTACCCGCTGCCATTGCTCGTTTGCTGCCGCGACCTCGCCCCTGTATTTCTGTTCCCACACGGCCTCTAGTTCCATGTTTTGTGTGAATACCATTATTTGTGCCAGTCCTGCATAGAGATAGATGTTAGGCCACTGAGTTAGTGCTGGTCTGGTGTCTTCATCATTTACCATTGCTACCGGCTCTTTGTAGCTGACTAGCTCCATTGCCAATGTTTCTTCTGTGTCTTCCTGAGCTATATCAAGAAAGATCAATCCACCCTCTACTGTATAACTGTTTGGCTTTCCACTGTTGCGTTTATAGAAATTATCAGGGCTGACATATTTTATTTCGCATCCTTCACCATCCCTGAGCCTCTGAATCTCTTTTACCCTGGGATCAAGCTCATACCCTTGCGCTGGTATAATAATGTTGTCTACTTCAGTGTTCTCTAGTGTGCGTAGATCCCGCCCTATTCTCGCCCGTGTTAACTGTTCTATATCGTCTAATATAGTTGTGCCTGTAAGGTCTGGTCGGTGTGACCATTCGACCCACATTTTTTTCAGTTCGGAGTAGTTCATATCTTCTCATTCGCTCTGAATAGTGCTGAATCAGGATGATTTATAAATCGCTCCCATGCTCTCGCCTGTAGCTTTTTGTCCTGTTGATACAGTTCAGGGTGATATTTCTTGAGTATCGGGATTATCGGTTCCGGGATCTCTAACGCAAGACGTCCTATCCCTTGAAGATCCCGCGCCCGGTTGTTCCTTCTTTGCTGTGTTATTTTCAGATCGTTCTTCACCCCTGGGATCAGGTCTATCGCCAGCTGCACCGCCTGTTGAAAGTTTAGGTTTCCTGCGATACTCATTAATTACTTCCCCTCTTTTTGAATTAACAAGTATCTCTGCTTGCGCCCTGGTGAACAGGCCTATTTCGCCCGGCTTGATCTGCTCTCTTTCGTTGTTGAAAAACGGGCGCGAACTGATATTCCGCACCTTGCGCGGTTTCTCAGGTCTCCCGCGCCCGTCTTTCTTTGCCGCTCTTGCTTTCATCTAGTGGTTAGGCGTTCTCAGCAATCATCGGAGTAGCCGTGTTGATATCGGCAATTACTCCCTGTGACTTTTCATTGGTCACAAGCAGGGAATAATCGACACTGATAAGACGCTTGTCAGATAAGCCGGTTTTGCCTAATGGTTCAGTCCGATAGCCAGTGAGAAACGATTGGTATAAATGCGCCGGGTCCAAGAAATAGAGTGATGCTACGTTCGTATCATCTGGCTTCTGAAGCCTGTTATCCATGAATTTCAGGATTTGGCCGAAGTCAGATATGAATACGTTCGCGCTTCCGTAGGCCTTCATTGGGCTGGTCCCTGTTGCACCGTCATTTGTCATTGTTGCAACACGCGCTGCATCAGTGAATAGATATTCGGACATAAGCCGGATAACCTGTGGTGTACTCATCAAGTATTCGGTTTTTCCGCCCGCTTCATATACCAGCTGGGCTACATCACGAATTGACTCTTCAGACAATGCGCGAGGGGTGCCGGGTGTGGGTGCATCAATTAAGCCGGTTGTAGTGTTGAATCCGCCGCTTGCTCCCGTTGCTCCCCTGTCTACGTTCGTTTCGATCCATGCACCAATGCCCGCGCTTATTCCCGGCACTGTCAGGCCATCACCTGCTACACTGGCCTGTTGTGTACACATTTGGCTTTCTACGTCACGCCGGAGTTTCTTTTGCCCCTTGGCGACTTGGTAACTCAAGCTACCCTGCCGCCCGATTGTGTTGGACGCGTTAGCCCTGGTGGATACCTGGATTTCTTTGACTGCTGTCTGATGGTAATTGCCGACGCGGGTTCCTACCGCTGAGTCATCCTGTTCGACATCTGCACCATCCACATGTGCGTTATCTGTTGAACTGTCGCCCAATTCGTCGATCGTAAATTCCTTGAATGCGTTGCCGCTGGTGGTGTCGCTGCATTTCTCGGTGAATGGCAAAGGGATATTGTCAATCTCCCAGATTTTTTGCATAACGTCTTCATTAATGACGCCGCCTCTTGCTGCGTCATTTAGGTTTGTTGCGTCTAAGTTTGCTGCTGTCATAGTTATCTACTCAAGTAAGGTTTTGATGGCTTGATCCTTTAGTTTAGGATCATTCGATTTTGAGGCCTGTTCGTACATGGCCTGCTTCTTACTTGCTGCGCTCTCGCGGGCATGTTTCTTTTTCGCTACGGGCTTTTTCTTTTCCTCTCGGATCTTTGGCCGCGTCGCGCCTTCTAGCTTTTGTTTCAGGATCGCATAATCTCTCAAGATCCTAATATGCCGATGGTCATAAATACCGCCTATTTCTTCGGCTGATACGCCATACTCTTTCGCCAGATCGACCATAAGCCCGGTATCTCTCGTCAGGACTGCATTGTCTTCCCACTCTGGTATGGCCTGCATCATTCTTTCGGTTTCCCTGGGTAGCTGGTCTTGCCTATATCTCTCGACTGCTGCCTCTGCTTCAGGGGTTGTGATACCGAATGCACTACTGATGTCTCGCAGTTTTGCACGTTCCAAATTCAATTCATTCTGCTGTTTGATAATCCTCTGCGCTTCCAAATGTTGGTCTTGCGCTATGTCTTTCAACTGGCCAATGGTCATCTTCTCCATGCCATAGGCCATTGGGACTTCAATCTCCTGATCATAGTCTAGTTCTGGCTCTGGCTCCGCTTCCGGCTCTTCTACTTCTTCCGGTTCGTCTTCCAGATCATCTCCCACTTGTTCCCCATCCTCGCTATGGTCCAGCCCTGGGGTTTGCTCTTTTTCGTTTTCTCCAAAAAGGGCGGCCAGTTCTGCTTCTTTTGCTTGTTCATCTGTTTGAGTCTTGTCTTCGTGCTTTTGATAGCCTATTTCGTTGTCTATCTCCGCCCAGGTTTCATCTTGCCCGGCTTCAGGTATTTTTTTTTGTTCAATCATTTCTGTGTAACTCCTGATCTCTCTGGCCGATTAGTTTCTTTCTTATTGTTTCCAATAATCTACATTCTGCTGCCTTTATTTCCATTTCTTCGTAGTCTTCAGTATGGATTATTGTTTCATGCAGATCTTGTTTTACCTCTTGTGCAGCTTTGTCTATTCGGTCGATAGCCTCTTTACTGATTTTGTTGATTCTGTTCTTTGCCATTTGATCCATTGCTCTCTCCCGTGGCCGCCGATGTCAGTTCTTTAACTGTATCGACTGTTAGTTTCGCTTCTTCCATTTCGGCGTTAAGTAGTGCGTCGAAATATTTGTATTTTGTGTCCAGTTCTTTGACTAGGACATCATTCTTATCTGACATTTCTTGTAGTTGTATCTGAAGGTCTGCCGCTCTTTGCTCTGCCTCCATTGCCGCTTGCTGCGCTGCCTGCTGTTGCTCTTGTTGCGCCTGGGCCTGTTGCTGTATTGCCTGCTGTGCCTGCTCGCTGGTCGGGTCGATCAGATACTCTTCAGGGTGGTCAGTTATCTCTTGTGCCCTTATCCAGTCCATTGATGCTCTGTGCAGTCTTTCCTTATCGGTGAGTATTCCCTCCATGCCCTGGTCTAACCATGCCTGTATCTGTTGGATCATCATAGACAGGCCTTGTACTTTCTTTCCTTTCTCCCGCTCACTCAAACCGACCACAACACGCGCTCGCCTTCGTGGTTGCCAGTCTGAGGGATTCACCTCGACCCATTGGCCGCGCACTTTCGCATTAATCGGTTCGCCTATCTTTTCGCGTAGCACTTTGTGCGCGAGTAAAAACGATTGTTTTAGCAGGCTGTTCGCTAAATTCTTGCAGTAGTAGCTGGCCATCTTCTCTTTAGCGTTGTACTCCGCTGATGCTCCTGTTGCGCTGCTGCTCGCTATCTGCATTTCTGAGTTGTTGAGGTCGAGTGACGCGCCGCCTCTTGCTGTGCGTATCTGGTCCAGATAATTCAAGCCTGTTATCGCCTGAGCGCCGATGTCTGTTGCCGGGAATGGGAATATTGCGTCAGGTCGATCCATGCCTACCGCTCCATTTAATCGACCGCTTAGTAATGATTCCACATCCACCTCCCCCCGGAGGTAGCCAACCCGCGATTGATTCATAACAGCCAGATTATCCATATAGGCTCGGAGTATTCCTGTCTTCGTGTCCTGCACTTGCTTCATCTGTTCATACATACCTAGGCCTGCTACTCGGTGAGGCATCGGCATCGGTGATCCTGTAACGTATGGTACGTAGTTATAACGCTCTTGGCGTACAATGATGTCGCCTGCAAGGTGGATCTTGTATCGCTGTAGCTCCCCGTCTTCCTCCATATCTGCCAAGTAATAGCATAAGTATGTCTCCTTCAGACGCGCCGCTTCTTGCGCTGAGCCGGTGTCTCCTGTGCTGTCTGCATATGTGCCCGCCCTGGCCCGATCGCCCTCTTCACTCTGCGCTGAGTAATCCGGTACTTCTTCTGTTTGTTCTGGCGTAAGACCAAGCTCTATCAGGTCCGATACTTTGTAGAGCTTTTTTTCTGCTACTAAAGTGAGTTCTTGTATGTCTCCGGTGCCGTCTTGTCCGGTAAACCTCATGTTTTCTGGTGGTACTGCTTCAAATATCAATTCGCGGGTTTTGACCTTGATGATTAGGTCTGCTTCTCCTTCCTCGTTTGTTCTGATCTCATAATCAGTTCCGCTTTCTTCGAGTTGGATTTCAAGATTAAGTAATTGCATGTCATCGGCCTGGGCCAGCTTCTGTATGCTCTCAATCTCTTCTTCTCGGCTGTCTACTCTGATCCAGCCGTTACCCTGTAACAATGCGTCAAACGTGGCGCTTTCAAATGTCTGGTACTCATCGTTATTCTGCATCAGGGTTTTAATGACATCGCTTTCCAGCTGCGCCTGCGTCTCGTCCTGCTCGGAGTCTGCCGGAAATTCTACGTTGCTGCCCTTATAGATGTCTGTTGCCTGGGCCATGAGAGCGTTAACTGTATCGGCCACGTCGTTACTCACTATTCTGCTGCGACCCTTTGGCGGTAGTGCCATGTTTCCGTTGTAGTAATCCAAGGCCTTGGCTCGCTTGTCCGATAAAACATCAGAGTCATAGCCCTGACTCTCGTCCAGGTCGCGCTTGAGATTCTGTACTAGGGTTTCGTTATCGATCATCAGAATACGCCTGTATCCATTAGTGAATAATCCAGCTGGCCCTGCTCTTGAGCTTCAGGGGTTTTTAATTTGGTTATTGCAAAATATCTAACGCTGTCTGCGTAGTCGCTGGCCCAATCATGAAGCGGTGTGTTGCTGAATACGTTTCGCTTTTCGTTGTACTCGCTACGGTAGGTCTTCAATGCGTCTATGCCATCCCTGCAATTATCCCTGTCTATGATCATCCGTGTCAGTTTGTTCTTAACCTCGTTTATTCCCGACTTTAGGCTAATCTTTGCTGGCTCTGGAGCCACTGTAAAATTAACTCCGTGGTTTCTCGCCTGTCGGTGTCTGCTACCCTCCCCAAGCTCTCGTACTTTAATATCATGGGGAGCAATGTGCTGGCCGAAATGATATTTATGACTTCCCACTTGTTTGATCATGTCTGCTAACTTCATGCCCTGGAAGGCCTCACAACGTATAGCGCGGATTTGTGAGCCTACCACTTGCCAGTACCAAACGACGGTTGCATCTTTTACGCCAAGATCCCATGAAGTTATTACTGGGTGTGCTGGATCGTAAGGAACTGTTGTGATACGGCCCTCTTCCTCCATTTCCTGCATTTCTCGTGAGTAATAAGCCCCACGGATAGCCGCTGACCAGCTGCACATGAATTCCTGTTCGAACTCTTCCTGGGGCATTTCCCGCTTGATTACTTCTATCTCTTCAGGGGTGATGTATCCTGACTCTTCAATGTTGATAATCCGCCTGTTCCAGTCTTCCTCTTCTCCCGCTTGCTCATAAAGTCGATAGAAGAGATTGCTCATCCCTTGCGGGGTGCCTATGAAGATTGCCCCGCCTTTCCTGTCTGCCAGTGCTGGGCGGATTACTTGAGTCCAGAGTATTGGTGACATCTGGGCCACTTCATCCAGTACGACGAAATCTTGATAGATTCCCCGGAGGCTGTGCGGATTGTCTGCCCCATATAGGCTGATACGCGCACCATTTGGAAAGTCTGCTCTCAGTTCTGACTCGTTGTAGCGCATCCCTGGTATGGGTAGCGTGTAATGCTTGAGGTATTCCCATGCGATTGTTTTTGCCTGGGAGCGATAGGGCGCTATGTATGAACCCCTTGGCCTGGGTAGTGTTTCCTGAGTGATTTCGTGTATCAAAGCATTGACCGCGAATACTGTTTTACCAAATCTTCGATGTAGATTGTATACGCTGAAACGCTTGCTTTGCTGGTGTAGTTCTCTCTGTAGCGGCCTGGGCGCGTAGGGTATTTTTATTACTTCTCGCGCCGCTGTGCTCACTTTGCTTCAGAATCCCACACTAGAGTTAACTCGCCCTGGATCTCTTCTTGGGGTTGTGGTGTCGGTTTGGCGTAACGGTGATCGACTAGGATCTTTGCAGCCTTTAACCTTACTGCTGAATCAAACGCTTTGTTGTCTTTGATCTCAAACAGTGTCTTAACCGGGCATTCATACTGCTTCAGATGCTTGTTATAGGCTTGATTGAATTCCAGTGTTGCCTTGTTCTTTGACCCTGGTCTGCGCCCTCCCGTCTTGCCTACTAAGCCTGCCATATTGTTCTACCCTGTCTATAATCTGTGGATAACCTGTGTATATGTTGTAAGGTTATAGTTCTTTTTTTTTATTTTTGCAAATAATTGAGGTTTACAATGGCTTTCATCAGACAAAATCAGGTAGTTGCTAACGTTTTCCCGAATCAAGCTAATAAGCTGTTTCTCACAGTTAAGAGACTGAAGAAAGTCGTTGTTGCTGTTCAGGGTAGCGTTCCAGCTGTAAGGGTTCCTGAAGTGGTTGGATCGTCAGTGGATGAGGGTGTTTCTCCTGAGTAATGGTGATATAACTGATTCTTCTATTTTACCTGTTAGTCACTCTCCACTAATAGGTTTGAGCAATATGTTCTATTACCTATTGCTCTTTTTTTTTTCGTGTTAATCCCTTTTGGGGTGGACTACGTAGAGGTTTTGGGGAGATATGCTGCTGGGTTTGAGGGTTTGGAGCACTGAAGACCCCTGAGTTTTCATTTAAGAAATCTCTTTCGGTCTTCAGTGTATGCCACTTGGGAATCAGGCCTCTTACACTGGCTTCACCATTAACAGATCGTGAAGCCTGATGAGTTACGCCGCTGGTACGGCCCCTGTCTGGTCTCATCACCAAGGCTGTTGCCCTGACCCCTTCTCAGTTGGATTTACAGGTATATACGCACGGTATCCAAGTATTCCGCCAGCTGCCGCCCTTGATTCTCACCCACTGGCCTTTTTAACCTAGGTTGCTTTATTTTTTTTGTCAAGTACAATTAATATGTGGCTGTTAAAACTAATAAATTTATTAGGCTTGTTCCTTGTCCTGCTTGCGGGCTTGAGGTTGCGCTCAGACGCGCTAAATCTGGCTACCGCTATTTGGCAGAGCCTGATGGAATTAGAAACAGACCACATCATCAAGTCTGCAAAATGCACATTAAACCCGGCAGACTAAATTAACTTAACGTTAGAGATAACTATTATGTTTAATATCAATGATATACCTGTTAAAGACCTTATGCGCCTGTCTGAGTTGCTAGATGCAGCCGACGAGTTGAAACACCAGTTAGGCAGGGAAAAGGTTGAGCAATTTGCGAATATCAGTACGCCTTTTCAAAACCCCGCGCCTGGCCCGATCCATACCCCTGAACAACTGAATCAACGTGCCTGGGAAGATGCTTTAATCGGTGAATTTGTACTGGTGCGCTCTTACAATGAAGGGGTTAACTCTGGCACTGTTGTTCATGTAGATGCTTCCGGTATCATTCTGGAAAACTCGCGGAGACTCTGGAAACACGCACCAAAAGATCCGCACATGGCATGGTATGAAGGTGTTGCTATGTCTGGCCTGGACCCTGAATCTATGCTGTCGCCCTCAGTTCCTGTTAAGGCCATTCGGGAAGACTATACCGCGGTAGTCTGTACAAACATAGCTATGGATTCAATAAACGAGTACCCGAATTATGAACATGCGTAAACCGGGTTCGGAACAGTTTGAGGGGCAGGGTAAAGCTACTGGTGCCGGTTATTATGGGAATCTTTCCTTCGGTGAAGGATACGCGGGTTTTTTTGATGGTGGACACGGCGGGAGAGGATCTTGTGTCACTGAATATCAAAACAATAAAGGGTATGGCTTCGCAATAGGCGGTGGCCTAGGTTTTGTCCGCTTTACTCACCATTTATGCTATAAGCAAGTTTATGCTCATTCTTTTCGTAAAATACGGAGGCTTCCCTATGCACAATGATTTCTTATTTGCCGGGCTGTTCATTCTTTTTTGCGGCCTAGGCGTATCACTTCCTGCCTTTATCAAAGACGGCCTATCTCAAATGCTATACCATCGCCCTTCAGCTTTTGGCTATGCCGATATTGCTCTTTTTCTCGGTGCTATCATGATAATCATGGGTTTCGGTATTGCCATCATGGGAGGTCTGATCTATCTTTATAATGATCTAGTTTTTTGAACCCCTGAGCGTGTTGCCCCGTGCGCTCAATGTCGGACGGTAACGGGGCTTTCGATCACTCATTACAGGCCTTCTCCAGGCCTGTTTTTTTTGCGCAGACAGGCAAATATTACAAAGAGTCTGTGTCTTGCATCCCGCCCCGCCCGATTGTCATCAATAGCCGCCTGGCGCGTTCTTTCGCCGCTTGCTCTGCCGGTGTCCCGCCCATGCTGTTTTGCTTCATGCCCTGAAGGAATCCCAACACATTGTCTCCCCGACTCATGTAGGCACTATAGGCAGGGCGCTTGACGATTGATGATAGTAGTCCAGCCGCGCCGCTGCGCTCTGCTGTACCACTCCTGCCGAACTGTGGCGTCATTTCTGTGCTGGTTCCCGCCTGGACGTTACGAGCCAGTGGCCCCATGCGCGGGTTTATCTCTTCCATCTTTGGCGCATAGCTGGCCCCGTAATGCTGTTTTAGCTTGTTCGCCAATAAGCGGGGATTAACATTGCCGTCTTTTACGGTGTTCCCGCCCTTCATTGTTGCCAGAAGCTCGAATTGCTTCCGCGTTCTGAGATATTCTACCGCCTGATCTGGCCTGTTGTTCAGCACCATATCATCTAGTTGGTTGATAAGATCCCCCGCCCGGTTGGTTAATGCGCTGCTGTCTGAGGTGTTTGTGACATCCGTTAACTCTGTGCGTAGTTTCATCCAGGTTGAGCCGGGCAAATCCTCATACATGGCCCCGCCCTCTTCTCCCAAGCTGGATAAAGCTCTCTGAAGCTCGGGATCTCTAATGTGCCGGATCTTGGGCGCTACTTCCTTGATGTCCTGTAGGTAATTACTGTTCATTGTCATAGGGTCGAGATTCTGGCCTACTTCCCTGAACTGCCGTGATAGCTGCTGGTCTGCAAGCATTATCCCCTCTTGTGTCAGATCTGTTACCCCTTCAATGTCCAAGGCTTCCAGTGCCAGCTGGTTCACGTTCTCCTGGTTCATGTCGCCTATTTCATTCATGAAGTCCGCGCTGTATGGATCAGACTGGATTCGCGCCTCTATGATGTCGCCTGTTTTGTCGCCGGTGCGCTGCCCTGGTGTAAGGTGGCCGCCGGTTTCCGCGAACTGACGCGCCATTGGTCCCGGTTCCTGTGGTGTACGTAAACCTCTAACGGCATTCATGGCTTTTCCCAGTACCCGCCCGGCCAGATCTCCGAGTATGGTTCCTGCTGCTCCTTCAATACCGCCTTTCACTGGATCTTGCTGGGTTAATGCTCCCTCCACTGCTCCGTACATTGTCTGTAGTGGTAATGATCCACCCATCACTGCCAATGGCGCGGCCCCCAGCACGTTACCCGCCGCGCTCATCCAGGGAAAGTTTTCTCTTAACTCTTCCATTGCCCCGCCACTTGTCGCCAGCTGGTCTTCATAGGCTGGTTCATCCAGGAAGCTCGTTAAACGGTTTGCCGCTCGAGCGTAGTTCTCGCCAGTCTGCGCCAGCATCGCCTGTGTGTTAGTGGTTTCCGCTATGTGCGCCGGTACGGGCTGCATTTCTCCATTTTCATCCACCGTGAAATAACCACCTAAGCTCTCGCTGTGATATATGTCCATTAGCGTACCCTCACCGCATCAGCCGGTAGGCCTGGGGGTAGTTTGTTCTGTGCTCCACCGCCTCTGCGCTTTGCTCCCCTTGGTGGCACTACGCCGCCACGAAATGAGTTAACCGGGCGCAGGTCGTCCGGGCGCTCGGTTATCCAGTTTTCCCTTCCTTTGATCGTTCCGAGCGCCGGTACTGGCCTGATTATGTTGGCCGCATCTGCGCCGCTTCGCGCTGCGTTCCCGCCCCACCATTGGTTTGAGTCTTGCATGGCTTGCTCTGACTCGGACGCTGTGCCTTTCATTGTCGCCAATATCCGCTCTACCTGATCTTTGCCTAGGCTGTTCTTGCCGGTCAGTACCGACTTCCAGTCTGATAATGTACCGCCGAAAGTGTTCGCCGCCGCTACTGCTCTTTGATCATCGGACATTATCGCTTCTTTCGGGGTGGTGGATTTGATGAAGTCTCGGACTAATTTAATACTGTCGGTTGTGCTTAATTTATCTGTACCGCCTCTTTTATTCACCATGTTGATTGATGAGTTGTAACGCTCCAGGCTGTCATAGTAGGGCTGGATCTCTTTTGTGTAATCGTCCCTGAGTGTGTTCTCTGCGCTGATTAGATCCTTTCTAGTTAGCTGGCCTGTGTATTTCGGATCGTTTGCCAGATCAAACATGTTTTGCGCGCGCTGCCTGGCCATTGCTGCCTGTGCCTGCGCCTGCGCCCTGGCCTGTATCTGCTCCAATTCATAGGCCTGCGCCTGTGGTCTCTGTGACAAGTCGAATCCCTGTTGCTGGCGCTGCCGCTCCATTGCTGCGTTCTGGGCAAGCTGGCTCTGGAGTAGTTGTGATCCTACGCCTTCCATTCCCGGAATCTGTAACAGTCCGATCGCTTGGGATTGTGTCACGCCGGGCGCTCTTGCCATGCCGCCAGATAATAATCCGCTTTGCGCTGTGCCGCCCTGTGTGGCCCCCGGTGGAGATATTAGGCCTTGCCCTTGGTGTTGCCCCTGTGCTTTGTCCCATATTGCCCTACCCAATGGCCCTGTGTTTGGCTGGAATTGCGTATTTGGTGGCGGTTGCGCCTGGGCACTCGCGCCAAATAGTTTCTGTAACTGCTCGGTTCTTTTGGTGAAGTCTTGCAGTTCGTCCGATCGCCGGACCCTGTGCATGATGTAATCTGCTAATAAACCCATTTTATAATCTCCTACAATGAGAATCCCTTGCCCTTGGATTTACTGCCGCCCCCGGAAGTGAGCACCGTTGGTGATCCGTAGATCTGAGATTGAGCAAGATATGGCGCGTACATGTCTGCTCCCATTTGGCCCATCTGCCTTTGCGCTTCTAGTGCTCTTTGTTGGTTTTGATGTTCCCATTGGCCCGATAGCTGGGCGCTTTGCAGGCCTTGTGCTCCCTGCTGTAATCCGAATTGATTCTGCATCCCCGCGGCCTCAAGTGCTCTTTGCTGCGCTTGCTGCTGCCAGTTCCCCATCATGTTGCCGGCCTGGAGTGCGTTTTGCCTTCCCTGCATCCCCAGATTGCCGCCAGTCTGCGCCGCCTGGAGCGCCCGGTTCATGTCGCCCTGGTATTGCTGGCCTGCAAAATCCTGTAGCTGTCTGTATACGTTGCCCGCCGCCTGAGATTCTGCGATCCCTTGCCGTGAACCTCCGAGCGAGTTCGCCTGATTTGCCGCTTGTCCTATTTGGGGCATTATCTGGTTTTGAAATTGCCTTGAAAGCTGGTTTCCGTAGGCCTGTAGCTGGGGGTTCGGCCCCTGTGGATTCATGAGTCGTCCGAGTGATTGTTGCGTCTGTTGCGCGTATTGATCGCCCGCTCCCATGCCCATGCCGATTGCCCCGGCTGTGAACCTGTTCATCCCCGGTCCGCCCTGCATCGCACCACCTAGCGCCTGCTGTGCCTGGGGGTCCATCTGCGCCTGGGCCATTTGCTGTTGCCTTAATTGTGCATAAGGGTCCGCGCCCGGTGTCATCATGCCTGCCGTCGCGTTCAATGCGCCCGGAATATATTGATTTGTATATTGATTCACCAAAGCCTGTGTTCCGCGCATGTTGCCATACATATCTTCTACTTGTTGGCGCTGTGGTTCCCAAATCGCTTGAGTTGTGGGTTTTGTTTTACTCTTGCTGCTGCTGATTCCCATTGTTAAGCCTCTTTTCTGTGATGGTGTACAAGTGTTCAAATCCGTGTTTCTTTAGGATTCTCATCCATCCAGCCCGGCCCCTCGTCCTGATGGCATCGCAACCAAGGTTTTTTGCAAATGTCTCTAGGGTTTTCAATACATCGTCCTGCCACTCATCCAGCCGGGTTCCAGCCGTGGTTAACAGGTTCAATACTTTTTCATCGTTATCGTTGTGGATCTCCATTGTCTGAACGGCGATTATCATTCCTTCGTCGTCTGTGATAACCAGTGCGAGCACGTCACCGCGCATCATTGCATCTTTTACGCTTTCGGCTGTGTTTCCCGCTGCATCAAAATCCATTGCTGGCTGTATGAAGGGCTTAATCAGGTTCCAGCCCTCTTCTATCTGGTCTTTCAAAACCAGCTGTATGTTCATATCTGCTGCTGACTCGCCACTGATGTAGTGCGAACGCTGTATTTCATTTCTACGCCCCAATTACCGCTTAACCAGTCCGCATTGAAAGCAGCTGTTGAACTGATCACTAGATAAAGAATTGAATCATTTGGGACACTGACAAGAAACGTTCCCCCTAGCGCCGCCTCATCCTGCTGAACCGATGCTTTATACAAGCTCCCCAATAGTTTCGGCTCTGCGCCTGGTGGCCCCGCGACAATACCAAGATAGATAGTATTATTCTGGGCCATTTCATCTATACCAATATTCACGCCAGCCCATATAAAGAGGGTTACGTTCTGGTCGCCTGGCCCCCCTAGTCGCATTTCTCCTGTTAATGGGTCGATCTCAGTTGCTAATTTATCTACGTTATTGGATATTATTATGCCGTCCCATGCTGTTATCGGTACGGCTGTTAGACCAATAGCTGCTGGTTGCGTGGGCGAGTTCATGCTCGCCATGATGTTAGGTTGGAAGTTTTCGGTAATTGGTATCAGTGTGCTTTCGATCTTTTGTAATTCGCGCTGAACATATCCATAGATAGGTTCTTTTGTGTTTTCCGGTGTAGGCTCTGGTGAGTACGGCCTGGACGCTTGCTGTAGTTTTGACATTAGTAAAGCCCTTCAAGCTGGTATTTGATCTGCATCCCATAGCATCGCCACTGCTCGCCAGTTAGTGCCCTTATTTCTACGCTGATCAATCTCCCCTTTAATGTTATGTTTACCAGCTCATCCACACCGATAGTGAATGTCACTGGCTGCCCCCAGCTTATGTCATCTACATCCCTTAACTGTGTGCCTACCCTGACTTGTAGCGTGTCGCCTGATGTTCCATTTACATTTAGCACTATGCCTGTGACTAGTTTTATTAGCGCGTATTCTCCCAAGTCCATTGATTCTTTGGTTAATACGCTCTCTATCAATTCACCGTTTGCTGTCTTTGAAAAATCCACACCGTACAAGTGTCCGGTGTCGTCTCCTGATCCCATTAGCACGCTGTCTGCTATCTCCCTGACGCCTGACTCGTTCCATATTTGCGTATCAAGCTCCCATGCCTGAGTGTCACCTTCCCAAGTTTCCGGCACCTGAAGATTGCTCGCCACTCCGGGCGCGGCATGATACAAATTTGGTATGTCCCTGTATCCCCACTTGTCATCCTCTACTGAATAGATCGCCGCTCGGTTCGCAATGATTGATCCGCCAGCTGGATAACAAAACCATATTTGCTTCTTTGCTGAGTACACAACCGCGAAAGCTCTGTTTTTCCAAGTCTGATTGATTTCGTTAAATATCTGGTTCGTTACTCTCTGCTCGCTGATACTGACTATTGTGCTACCGTCAGTTTTAATGATGTCGCCATCTCCAAATATATATAACTCGCTGTTATATTCGACCATGCAATTTGCAGACAACGCGCCGACGTGGTTTGTTAACTCTGCTACATTAAAAACAAAGTTTCCTCCTACGTATCTCATCACATATAGACTGTGGTTTTTTGCGAGTACAAAGTAATCTCTCAAGTGTGCGCCATCAATCAATGGCCCTTGTGTACTAGCAAGTATGTTGTCTCCTGCGTCATTACTGGGTAACGGGGTCCAACTGGTCGGTGGGCTGCCGGGCGCTACACTGCTTGACCAATAGAATTGATTTTCATAATTTACGCCGTTGGCTGTGATGTTTCCTGCTATAGCGTTGTATCTGTAGCCCCTGATAAATCCGCACGTTGTGTTTGCTGGCCAGTCGGGTAACGGTTGCATGGGGTTGTTTATCACTCCATCCCAATACACGGGCGCATCCCTGTTGTTGGTTAACATCATCAGGCTATTAAGCTGTCCTCCGACATAATCTTGCGGCTCTGCGCCAGTGAGTCCAAGCGGGGTGATGTCGTAATGGTTTAGAAAGTCTGTTGCCGCTATTTTATTTTCGCCAGCATAAATCCACATGTTGATTTTATCCAGCGTCCTGATGTAGCCATTCCAGAACGGCTCATTCAGTAACGTGGGATTAGCTATGTCAGAGTAACCCTCTACCCTTATACTACCCTGACCCCTGAAATATATATTATCCGCATCGCTCCAGGCCTGCTCATCCAGTTCTGAAGGCGGAAGATCATATATCGCTTGCTGGGGTTTCAGTTTTCTGAATAGCTGCTTCATTTTCTGCGACCTGTTCTTTGATCTGATAAGAAATGTCAGAAATTATCTCTGCTACTTCTAAATACGGTTGTTTCGCTAATATCCCGCCTATGTAATCCACTTGTTCAGGCTTTAATATAAGTACTACTTGCTTCACTGGTTCGCCTCTTCATTGTTGTTTTTTTGCTTGTGATCTCTCTTTGCGTCTACGTCCAGATTACACGGCCCTTTACACTCCAGCCCTATATAGAATTGTCTATTGTGCTCTTCTGATGTGTCAGTGGTTTTTATATTGCAACCGGGCATTGCCCCGGCTGTGATGAGTGCAAAGATGCAGCCGTGCGCACACTTTTTCATTATCTCAGTGTACAAATAAAATTGATTGAACTGTCCCTTACGCCCTGTGTCGCTGAATCTCTGCAATCAACCTGGAAAGAATTTGTCTGGATTGATGTAATATCACATACAACGCCAGAAGAGCCATAAGCGTTAGCTGTTGCGAAAAAGTCAGATATTCCCGCCACACCTAAATTATGCGTTATTGTGTAAAGTCCTGTAGATTCTCTCACGGCAGACCATCCAGAGGGCAAATGATTAGATGTGCCGCCTGAACTGACAAACCCACCATAGGTCTTATCTAATTGGTCTACCGTGGCGACATCGACTCCGCCTTTCTGAAAATTTGTAGAAACAATATTTATTGTTGATTCTTCATCGGGGAAGTCTATATACGCGCCGCTAATTGCGCTTATCACTACAGCGTGATTACTTT